AAAGCTAAAGATCCCTCCTAAGCTGATTCCGGTCTTCAACGCTACAGGCGTTCGTTATCGCGGAGCCTACGGTGGCCGTGGTAGCGCAAAGACAAGAACCTTCGCCCTGATGACTGCCGTTCACGGTTATCGGATAGGAATGTCCGGAGGCACAGGCCAGATCCTCTGCGGTCGTGAGTTTATGAACTCGCTAGACGATTCCTCGCTGGAGGAGGTCAAATCAGCCATCCGCTCAGTGCCGTGGTTAGAGGACTACTACGAGCTGGGCGAGAAATACATCAAGAGCAAGGATGGGCGAATCACCTACGTTTTTGCCGGGCTGCGCAGATCACTTGACGCCCTGAAGTCCAAAGCAAAGCTGATTCTGGCATGGGTAGACGAAGCCGAATCCGTATCAGAAACCGCATGGAGAAAGCTCATCCCTACGGTGCGTGAGCATGACTCCGAGATCTGGGTGACGTGGAACCCTGAATCCAAAGAATCCGCTACACACAAGCGCTTCCGTTTATCGCCTCCCGATAAATCCGTAATCGTAGAGATGAATTGGCAGGACAATCCGTGGTTCCCTGACGTACTGGAGCAGGAGCGGCTGGAAGACAAAGCCAAACGCCCTGACATCTACGATCACGTCTGGGAGGGCGACTTCCTCGTCCATGCAGAAGGTGCGTACTACGCAACAGAAATGCGAGAGGCTAAGGACGAAGGCCGGATTGGCATCGTGAATTACGACTCCTCTCTGGGCGTTATCACGAGCTGGGACTTAGGTATCGGAGACTCCACAGCCATCTTCTTCGCTCAGTTCGCAGGCCCAGAAGTCAGAATCATCGACTACTACGAATCCTCCGGCGTTGGGCTAGACCACTACGCTCGCGTCTTGCAAGAGAAAGGCTACAGATACACCGAGCATATCCTGCCCCATGACGTCCGGGTGAAGGAACTCGGATCAGGTAAGAGCCGACTGGAAACGCTAGATGCTCTCGGCATCACTCCGATCACCATCGCACCACAACTCATGGTGGACGATGGCATCCAAGCAGTGAGATCCATGCTCAAGAACTGCTGGTTTGACGGAGAACGCTGCGAACGCGGAATTGACGCACTTAGGCAATATCACCGAGAATACGACGAGAATGGAAAGGTATGGCGATCACGACCTGCTCACGACTGGGCATCTCATGGCGCTGATAGCTTCCGATACCTTGCTGTAGGATACAGACCTGCACAAACAAACTGGGGTGAGCCGATACGGAGGAACCTCCGAGGGATAGCGTAGTGGCACAACAAAGCTGGCTTGGTAATTTATGGGATGCCCTTACTGGTCGCAATGAAGAACCAGCGCAAACCAGCGGTTTAGACTTTAGCCAGAAAGAAAAGCTCGGCATGACGCCAGAACAGGTTCAGGATGTTTTGGGGCAGGTTCGTGATTATCTGCCATCGGATAAAGGGCTTCTCGACGCTATTGCTTGGCATGAATCAAGAAACCTCAATCATCCAAGATCAATTCGCGCATTTAACGAGTCTCCTACGGGGTATTACACTGGCGGGCTGATGCAGATTGACGAAGGCACTTGGAAAGACATCCAAGAACGCCCGGCATTGCAGAAATGGCATAGACGAGTCGTAGAGGCTGGCGGCCCTGATTTGCGAGAAGCTGATTGGTCTGCTGCGGTAAATCCACTGCATTCAGCAATTGCGGCCAGAATGAAATTCCTTCCAATACCTGAAGCCATTCCTGACGACAAAACGGATTGGCCGCGCTACTGGAAACAGTATTACAATACTGAGCTAGGCGCAGGAACAGAAGCTAAGTTCGCGAAAGATATGGAAAAACTGTATCCTGAATTAAAAGGGCTGCTTCGCCAGAAATACGGGTACTAATAAATGGCAATCACAAACTACACCAATTTACAGACCGAAATCGCTCAGTGGCTCAATCGCGACGATTTAACGTCTGTAATTCCTACTTTCATCCAGTTGGCTGAAGCACAATTTACCCGTGACATCCGCCACTGGAGAATGGAAGCTCGCGCAACTGGACAGCAATCTCCGGGCGATGAATACATGCAGATCCCGTTTGATTGGCTGGAAACCATCCGCTTCCAGATCAGTTCGGTAACGCCTCCGGCTGGCAGCCTAACGGCAAAAGTCCAACCGATTGACATGATCTCTCGTGCAGCAATGCTAGATAAACGAGCAGGCGCAAACGATCAAGCAGGAATGCCTCGCTATTACTGCATGGCAGACGCACAATTCCACCTGTATCCAACGCCTGATTCGACCTACGACATGGAATTGCTGTACTACACAAAGATTCCAGCACTGTCGAGTCTGATTACAGAAAACTGGCTGCTGGATTACGCACCAGACGTGTACCTCTACGGATCGCTCTTGCATTCAGCTCCATATCTGCAAGAAGATGCGCGTGTTGGTGTCTGGGCGCAAATGTACAGTGCCTCAGTAGCAAGACTTAACCAAGAATCCGAAGATGCCACAGCTTCAGGTTCTGGACTTACCCTGAAAATCCGTGGCTTAGGTTAATAAAGCTATCGAGCGCCGTGGTTAGCATGAAACCCAAGCTCTTTCTCAGCCTTTTTGCGAGCCTCGATAGCCTCCTGAAGATCGGTAAACATGCCAATGTGACGGCAACGCCTGTCTCTTGTGATAGTGACTCTCCACTTATTGGATCGCGGCCACCATCTGACACCATGAAAGCCAGACTTGTTTCGCTCTTGAATGGCAAGATTTGCGGCATTTTCAGAACGGTCAACCAGTCTAAGGTTTTTGATGCTGTTATCTTTGGGGTTGCCGTTAATGTGGTCAATTTCTTTACCAATCGGATCTTCGCCATAGAACAGCTTCCAAATGATCCTGTGCGCTTTAATGCCCTTAATGTTGTCAATGGTTCCGAAAAAATAGCCACCAGCTTGCGCAACAGAAGTGAAGGCTGGTTTTCCAGCCATTTTTGCGTTCCAATTGTTAGCGCAGCCTTCGGCTGTTCTGTAGCCAGACTTGAAATGACAAACCGGACGGTGCTTCCATGTTAACGCACCAGTTTGTTCGTTATAATCAAAACATTCCTTTAGGTATTCTTGGGATGGAAGTGACTGTTGTTTTTTCATGCGATGCTCCAAACGTGCTTGAGGCTGCATCATACCATGATTACTTTGAAAAGCACATAGGAGAACTACCTTGAGTTTCAGTAATTTTTTGGAGAACAAAGTTCTCGACCATGTATTCGGCGGCAACGCATATTCAGCAGCAGGTACGTTGTATCTGGCGCTGTTCACCACTGACCCAGCAGAAGATGGCTCAGGTACAGAAGTATCAGGTACTTCCTACGCTCGCCAGACTGTCGCCTTCACGGTAACGGACAACACAGCCTCTAACACCTCGGCTGTTGAATTCCCGACCGCTGGCGGCTCTTGGGGAACGGTTACGCACGTTGGCGTGTATGACGCATCCACAAGCGGCAATCTGCTCGCCTACGCAGCCCTGAGCGCGTCTAAGGCCATCGACACCAATGACGTGTTCCGTGTGCCTGCTGGCGATTTGGACATCGTTTTGGATTGATAATGATCGAGCATTCCGACCTGTTAAAGCTTTTGTCTTATGATCCTGAAACCGGAGATTTCCGGTGGAAGGTTCGCAAGAATAGCTATGGCGGAAAAGCCAATGTTGGATCAATTGCTGGCGGACACACTGCCGAATCTTGGGGTATCAGGATAAACGGCGAGATGTATTTAGCTCACAGACTGGCTTGGTTTTACATGACAAAATCATGGCCAAAAGAAGAGATTGATCACATCAATCGAAACAGGCTGGACAATCGGTTTTGCAATTTAAGAGAAGCAAATAGCCAAGAAAATAAACGCAACAAGTCTGCTTACAAAAACAGCAAGTCTGGCGTCAAAGGAGTTTCTTGGAGCAATGCTGCGAATAAATGGGTTGCCAGAATACATACTGGCATTAAATACAAGCATCTTGGTGTCTTCTCTGAAATCTCAGAAGCAAAAGCTGCATACGATTTAGCCGCCAAAAAATATCATGGCGAATTTGCCTGTTCTTAGGAGAATTGAAGCATGGCACTGGTTATCAAAGATCGAATCAAAGAAACCTCCACCACTACAGGTACAGGTACTCTGACGTTAGCTGGTGCTTCAACTGGCTTCAAGGCTTTTTCTGAAATTGGCTCAGGCAATACAACCTACTACGCCGTCTCTGACGGCACAGATTGGGAAGTTGGCCTTGGAACGGTAGGTTCAGGAACGCTGAGTCGAGACACCATTCTGGCGTCTAGCAACGCTGGAAGCGCAGTAAGTTGGAACTCAAGCGTTAAGGATGTGTTCTGCACTTATCCTGCGGACAAGGCTGTATATGAACAGGCAGGCGGCCTTGTGGACGTTCCCAGCCTTGCGATTAACGGCACTGAGGTTACCGCTACTGCGGCCGAACTGAATTACGTTGACGGCGTAACTTCAGCGATTCAGACCCAGTTGGATTCAAAACTTGCTTCGTCCAGCTATACCGCTGCTTATGGCCTGTTCCGCAAAGCTGATCCGACTGTCGTTCTGTTCACCAAAACAGGCGCTGGCACTGCTGAAACGCAGACCGCTCTTTATGCCGAGGTAAATGGATCGATCTTGACCGTTGCATCGGGCACTAGCGTAACCA